CTTTGACTTTAGTTTCTGCACTGCATGGCTCTACAGACGTCACTAGGTTTCATTCTGGCGTTGGTATGAACAGTAACGCTTCTATTATTTGGCAAGGTAATACTTATGACAAATTTCCAATTGCTGCTGAAGGATTTGAGTATTCTGGTAGAGGTACTTTGCCTAGGCCAACAATAACTGTTTCTAATGTACTTGGAACAATTACGGCATTGATGTCAACTGTAAATGCTACAACACCATTTAATGATCTTCAAGGTGCAAAATTTGTAAGGATTAGGACACTAAGCAGGTTTTTAGATGCTGCAAACTTCCCTTCAAATCAAAATCCATTTGGCACACCAGATAGCACAGCAGAACTGCCACAAGAAATATATTTTATTGATAGAAAAATTATCGAAACTAGGGAAATTGTACAATTCGAACTTGTATCAGCTTTAGATTTACAAGGTATTCGTGCCCCAAAACGTCAGGTAACAAAAAAAGATTTTCCCTCTGTCGGTTCATTTGTTTAACAATGACTTGGAAAGCTGATGCTGCAAAACATGCTGAAGAATGTATGCCACAAGAATCATGTGGTTTGTTGGCAATAATTAAAGGGGAAGAAACATATTGGCCTTGTAAAAATATTGCAGAATCTGGATTTGAATATTTTATTATCGACCCTGATGATTGGGTAGAATGTGAAGATACAGGAGAAATTATTGGTATAGTACATTCACACCCTTATGAACCACCACAACCTTCTGATAATGACAAAGCAAGTTGTGAATTTTTAGATTTACCTTCACATATTTATAGTGTAAGAATGAAAGAATGGTGTTCTTTTGAACCTAGTGGCTGGAAAGCACCATCACTTATTGGAAGAAGTTTTATCTGGGGTGTTCACGATTGCTGGTCAGTTGTAACAGACTGGTTTAAAGAAACAAAAAACATCGATATTCCATATTGGAAAAGACCAAAAAAAATTAAAGAATTTATAAAAAATCCAGAATTTGAATATGCTTTACCAAAATTAAATTTTGTAAAACAAGATACTAGCAATGATATACAAGTTGGTGATGTTTTATTATTTCAATCAACCACAGGTAATTTAGATCATGTTGCAGTTTATATTGGTGATAATATGATTTTGAATCATAATATAAAAAGATTAAGTTGCCGAGAGCCTTTTGATTTAGGTTATCAGCAAGCACTTAGAGGGGTTTACAGGTATGCAGCTTAAAACGATAAAAGTATATGGAAGATTGAGAAAATTTCTTGGATCATCATATTTTGAAGCTGCCGTATCAAGTCCAGCAGAGGCGATTCGTTTTTTGATGTGTAATTTTCCAGAAGTAGAGGCACATATGAGTCAGCAATATTACAAGGTAAAAATGAACGATTTAGATGTTTCTCTTGATTTTTTATCAATGAAAGGTCAAGGTGATATTCAAATAATACCAATCGCAACAGGATCAATACCATTTGTGGCTGCTGTTGTTGGTGGTGTTGGGGCTGCTGCTAGTGCTGTTGTTGGTACTGCTACTGCCGTTGCTGGTGCTGCGATTACAACTGCTGCTACTATAGGAAGTGCTGTAGTTTCTGGTGTTGGTGCTGTGGCTGCTGGTGTTGGTGCTGTAGCGGGTGCAGTTTCAGCTATTCCTGTTGTTGGAAATATTGCTACTGCTGTTGCAACAAACTTAGTTATAGATGGCGTTACTTCTTTGATAGCCCCCACTCCAGCCCCTTTCGAAAGTCCAGCATCTATTGGAGCTTCAGAAGCTGATGGTTCACTTGATCCACAAGCTGCTAATTCATATTCATTTTCGGGCATCCAGAACGTTAGTATTAGTGGTGTTTGCGTCCCGATCATATATGGAGAAGTTTTTACAGGTTCAGTTGTAATAAGTTCTGGAATTGATACGGTACAGGTAGAGGGGGCAAATTAATGTCTATAAGAGGTAGACTATCTGCTTTTCATAGAAGAAGACTTGAAGAAGCTGGTGTTATAGGACCCACTCTTCCAAGTGATGTTCTTGCTTCAAAACAATTTCAGACATTAGTAGAATTACTTGGAGAAGGTGTTATAGAGGGCTTTCCAAGTGCCGTTGGTCTTACACAAGGTACAGACGCATATAATAATGCAGCTTTAAAAGATGTATTTCTTAATGGAACTCAGGTCTTGCAATCTTCAGCAAGTAATACTAGTCCAGCAGAAACAGATTTTAATTTCCCTAATATTGGTTTTGAGCCTAGATTTGGTACTTCAGATCAAACAGCTATTGAAGGAATTATAGGAAGTGAGTCTGAAACGGCTGTAGGTGTTGTTGTTACAAAATCAACTCCTGTAAGTAGATCAATAACAAATTCAAGTATTGATGCTATAAGAGTTACTTTAGGTTTTCCATCTTTACAAAAATTTGAAGATAACGGAGACATTAATGGTGCAGAGGTAGCTCTTACTATTCAGACAATAGAAAATGATGGCACAACTACAACTGTTATTACTGACACCGTAAGAGGTAGAACTGCAAGTGCTTATTTTCGTGATTATCAAATTAATTTTTCCTCAAGCACATCTTTTCCTGTAACGATTAGAGTTAACAGAGTAACCGATGACAGTACAGAGACTACCCTACAAAACTCTATGACTTGGTCATCTTTCACAGAACAAATTTTTGATACTAAAAGTTATCCTAATTCTGCCCTTGTAGCTCTGCGATTTGATGCTGAGTCTTTCCCTTCACAGCCAAGAAGAATGTATAGAGTGCGTGGAACAAAAATTAAGATTCCACATAATGCAACAGTAAGAACTGATGGTTCTTTATCATATTCTGGAACTTTTAATGGCACATTTCAAACTGATAAGGCATGGACAAACGATCCAGCTTGGATTTTATATGATTTATTAACAACATCAAAAGGTTTTGGTGATCAGATAGATACAACACAATTAGATGTTTTTAGTTTTTATTCAGCTTCTGTTTATAGTGCAACACAAGTTGATGATGGGTTAGGAGGAACAGAACCAAGATTTAGCTGTAACGTAGTGATACAAAATCAAAAACAGGCATACAATCTTATCAATGATTTATGTTCTGTGATGCGTGTTATGCCTTTTTATTCGGCTGGCACAATATCAATCACTCAAGATAGACCAACAGATCCAAGCTATTTATTTAACTTATCTAACGTAACTGATGGAGGTTTTTCTTATACAAACTCAGCAAAAACAACAAAATTTACTGTTGTAAATGTTGCTTATTTTGACAATGATACACAACAGATTGAATATGAAACTGTTGAAGATACTGCATTACAAGCAAAATATGGGGTAGTAACAAAAAATCTTAGAGGTTTTGCTACAACATCAAGGGGTCAAGCATCACGTCTTGCAAAATGGTTTTTGTATACACAATCTAATGAAAGTGAAGTTGTTACCTTTACAACAACACTAGAGGCTGGAACACTTGTTAGGTGTGGACAGGTAATAAACATTGCAGATCCTTTGAGGGCTGGCGTTAGAAGAGGTGGAAGGATCAAGACAGGTGTATCAACAACTCAAATTATTATTGATGATTCTAATAATACCGATTTGACGATTGATGGTGATAGCACTTTATCTGTAATTTTATCTGATGGAACTCTAGAAACAAAAACAATAGATTCTATTTCTGGTACAACAATTACAGTTTCTTCTGCATTTTCATCAACACCACCAGATAACAGTGTTTGGGTTGTTGAAAGCACTGCAATACAATTACAAATTTTTAGGGTCATAAGTGTAACTGAAGTTGGTCAGCTTAATTATCAAGTTACTGCTGTGGCTCATAATCCCTCAAAATATGCAAATGTTGAAGATGGAACAGCTTTAGCTACAAGAAGTATTACAAATTTAACGGCACTTAAACCACCACCAAGTAACTTGCAGGGTTCTGAACAAATAGTTGTTTTAAATAATCGTGCTGTTTCTAAATTATTTATACAATGGCAACCTATTTCTGGCGTTACAGAGTACCAAATTCAATATAGATTTAAAAATGAAAACTTTATTTCTGAAAGAGTTTCAAGACCTGATTTTACTATTTTTGAAACACAGCTTGGAACTTATGAAGTCAGAGTGTTTAGTTACAATGCTCTAGGCAATCCAAGCACAAATCCAGCAGAAACAACATTCACAACTATCGGTAAAACAGCATTACCAGCAGATGTTCAAAATGTACGCATAGAGCCATTATCAGATCAATTTGTACGTTTACGTTTTGACCAATCAACAGATGTTGATGTGTTACATGGTGGTAACGTAGTAATTCGTAGTTCTAATCTTACAACTGGCTCAACTTTTACCAATTCTGTTGATGTTTTGCCAGCACTTTCTGGAAACGTTAGTGAGTCGATTGTACCGAACATTGTAAATGGAACGTATCACTTGAAATTTAAAGACGATGGTGGCCGTTTAAGTTCTGGTGATGCCTCTGTCACCATGATACAGACAGTTCCAAATCCACTACCAAAACTTACAGTTTTAACAGATAGAGAAGATTTAGATAGCCCACCATTTCAAGGAACAAAAGTAGATTGTTTTTTCTCTGATGATGTAAATGGCCTTGTTTTAGGTTCTCTTGATTTATTAGATGGAGTAAGTGATTTTGATAGCATCGCTGACTTTGATTTTCTTGGTGCTGTAGATATTACTGGTGGTTCATATAGCTTTGCAAATACTCTTGATCTTGGTGGCAAACAACCCTTAAGGCTAACCAGACATTTTGTAACACAAGGTTTTTATCCAAATGATTTGATTGATACTAGAACTGGAAATGTAGATACATGGACAGATTTCGATGCTGCGACTGCCTTCGATGTTGGCGCATCTTTGCTTGTGGCTACCACTGACTCTGACCCTGATACCTCAACTGCTGGTACTTATGCAATATCAGGCACAACTATTACAATCACAAAGTCCTCACATGGATATTCTGCTGGAAGTTTTGTAACTGTTGATTTCACTTCTGGAACTGGTGTTGATGGTGATTATGAAATAAAAACTATCCCTGATGCAAATACATTTACTTTGACTTCTGCGACTTCATTGACAACAAGTGGAAACTGTACATTTAGTGCAGAATTTTCACAATTTAATCCTTTTGTAAATGGTACTTATGTTGCTAGAGGTTTTAAATTTAGATGTGATATGGATTCAGATGACCCAGCACAATCAATAGAAATAGATCAGCTTGGATATACAGCAGAGCTAGAAAGCAGAACAGAAACAAGTCTTACAAACTCAGGGGCATCTGCTGGTGGATTTATTGCGTCAGGCACTTCTACAAAGTCAGTCGTTTTCAGTAACAGTTTTTTTACAGGGCAGTCTGGTACTAGCATTGCAGCTAAT